GGTCATCTGTGTCGGGCAAATAACCTTCTTTGAAACGAAACGCTCGAACAGGTAAGTCATAAAGCGCTTTTGGGTCAAGTTCAGGCACATCAATTAAATTTACAATGTCTGTTTTGTAGCGTTCAGATGAAGCCGTTGATCTGCGAAATTGGCCTGTTGAAGAAACCCATACAGTTGCAGCATTTGCGGTGGTGGTGCTAAAAGCAAGCGGCACGCGCAAGTCAGATGATGCACTCAGGTTTGCATCGCCTTGAATCGTAGTGGTGCCTGATACAACAAGAGTTCCATTGAGATTTGAGTTGCCTGTGACAATAAGGCGCTCACTGCCTGCAGTGCCACCGCCAATGTTGGCAAAACCGTAAAAGATGGTTTGAGAGTTGCCACCAATGATTGAACCAGTGCTTTGAATGTCTAGGCTTGATCCCGCAGATATATTGGTTGCACCAATTGTAAAGCCACCAATTGTGCCACTTGTTGAAAAGATTGAACCTGTAAATGAACCACTTGTTGCGGTAATTGCTCCTGTGATGGTGGCAGAGTTTGCAAACAGTGCGCCAGTTGCAGCATTGACGGTGAAAGTTCCACTGCCTGTTGTGATTCCTAAGCCAACGCTGATTGTTCCTGTTGTAATGCTGCCTGCATCAATGTTTGCAACAACTAAACCTGAAATTGTAGTTTGAGTCCAAGAAGTGCCACCTGCGCCTGAATACTGCGCAATGATGCGACCAACATTCGGCGATGCGGTGCCGTATTGATACCAAATATCACCTGAAGCGTTGGCAGTTGAACCTGGTGTGGATGTTGAATAAGTGACTTTGTTTTTACCATCAGCAGTTGTTTGTGCGGTACTTGCTGCAGTGCCTGCCGCTATTGCTGCGTTGTAAGCATCCGTTGCACTCTGTTGTGCTGCTGCCACCTGAGTTGTGGTCGCAGGCAGAACAGGAATCACGCTAGTCACTGTGAAGTCTGAGTTCAAAACAACGGTGATAGGGGTATTAGTAATTTGTGGACATAGTGGCATCTGTTACCCCCTAAATTGTAATCGAGTAAGGATTGATGGCACTTGTTGTATAGCTCATCATCCAATTGTTTTGCACAATTGAGAACGCCATACCTTCAACAACAAGGTTAAATTGCTTGCCTGATCGCACAACACTTATCTGATCGCCTAATTCAGTTGATAGAAAATCAGGATACAAGGCACCATTTGTGGCAACTGCCAAAGCGTTAAAATCAATGCGCTCAACATAGGTTAAAGGGTCAGCCAATTTGCGCGACTCATAAAGAGCTAGATTCTGCGCGTTAGAATCTGTTGCAACAGGGGCATCAATAACAGTTTTTGCAATGCCGTATGCAGCCTCACTTGGCTCATACAAAGAAGTGAATTGGTTTGTGGTATTGGTGCGATTGATTACTGCTTGATTGACCACATAGTAAGTGCCAGGATTGGTGAACAATTCCATATAGCCAACCGTATTGCTTGCCCCTGTATCGGTAAAAAGTAACTGTGTTGGGCGTGAGAACTTATCAGCCAAAGGCACAAGGGTTGCAACATTATCGCGTGAGATATAGAAACGCCCTGCAATTGAATCAACTGCTTGGTAAATCATTGCCATACAAGATTGATTTTGAACAGTGGCAAGCATCCCCACTGTTCCTGTTAGTGAGCGTGAGGCACCTGATGGCCATTGAACAATGTCCAACATACGGCCAACGCGAGTGGCAGCAGTTTCGGCATTGGCAGCAACTGAAAGGGCCGGTGCCTGCGCATCGGCAATGTAGGCGATACCGTCAACAAATGTCATTGTGACTGCTGGCGCTTCGCCTTGGTCAACTCGTAGTGTTTCCAAAAAGCCGTAGTAGAGATTGTAGGAAACGCCGCCAATTGTCGCCACAACGCGCATATCTAACCCATCACGCAAGATGCTCACACCGCCCACAACATAAGGGTTTGCAGGGTCAGTGTCATCAGGGTCATATATGCCGCTTGTGTTATTCAAAACCACAAATGATGTGCCGCATTGGTCGCGCTCATTTTGTCGAGTGCGACCACGCCTAATGTTTATGCTGATCACATCGGCAGTGTCAACTGTGACGAATGTGCCACTCTTTAATAATTGAACAGTGACTTCAGGCGAGGTGATGCCGTCAAATGCTGCCATTATTTTATGACCGTTGCGAATCTAGTGCCACCAAGACTACGGCGTGATGTGCGCTCTAGTCCATCAGCGATTGCGGTGATGAGATCGTTCTCTGTTGTCACTGAACCCGCAACATTGACACTCACGTTCATTCCTCTGTTGCCAAAGGATTTAGAACCGCTTGCGCCAATTGCAATTGTTGATGAGCCTGAAAGAGTTGCCTGGCGTGCAAGGTTTTTCTTTGCAGCCGCCTCATTGATTGCTTTGTCTTTCATTGCCTTTGTCGCATCGTTCAAACCTGTTGTAAATTTGTCAAGCGCACTTGTTACAGGTGTAACACTAAAATCGCGGTTGTTTTCATTACCGCGTGGAACAAAGCCTCTTCGGTTTGTTTTTGTATCAGGTGCCTTGCGTAATGATTCACCATATTTGTTCACCGCGTATGAACCACCAACTGCTGCAACAATTGCCGCAGCCCCTACTGCACCAGCAATAGCAGACGAACCACCTGTTCCAAATGACAATGCAATTGCAGTGGTCGTTGCAAGGGCGCGTAGTGCAACAAGTGCAGCGGAGATTGTTGCAAGTGATGCAATAAATACTGCAACACTATTGATAACGAACATGCCCGCAATAAGTGCTGCAATAGTTTTTACAGCTCCAGTGTTGTTAACCACCCAATCACCAAATTTAATTGCAACATCAAGAAATTTCACCGCAAACTCTGCCGCAACTGCAAATGATGCTGCCAACTTTTCTTGATTAGCGGCAACAAAAGCCTCAAGTGCGGGCAATATGCGTGTAGTGATGGTCGTTGCAAACGTCTGAAGGACTGGCAAAAGCGCATACCCTAAAGTTTCTAAAATTTCCCCAAAGGCAATTCTTAAACCTGCCAATTTATATTCTAAGGTTTCAGCACGAACGGCCGCAGCGCCGCCAACAATCTTTGTTACCTTATCTGTGATCTTGCCAAAGTCTTTTGTGGCCAATGTTGCTGCGCCAATACCAGGGACAAGTTTCTTTAGTGCCGTAAATTGACCTTGGCTTGCCTTAATTATCGCATTTGTTGCAGTTGCTAAATCAACAGTTGCAAAGGCGCTAACATCAAGAGCAACCTGCATAGCCTGATTTGCCATTGTGGTTGAACCAAATGCGGCAGTCAACCGACCAAACGCGGGCCTCAACTCATCATCAACTACCTTAAATTGCTTTTGAAGGGCCGTAATGTTTTTTTCTACACTAGCAATTTGACTATCAGTTGCACCAACTGTGTTGCGTAAAGAGTTGGCGAGCAGAGCCTGAGATTTCTGATCTGCAATTGCAGCCTGAACTGCATCCTTGCCAATTTTAACTGCAAAGGCTGCCGCCGCTGCTGCTGCAACACCAAATGCCTTGGCTGATTTCTTTGCAAAATTGTCAAAAGATTTGCCAAGTTTTGCAATATCTTTTGCCGCAGCCTTGGAACCTTTGTCAGAATACTGCGTGAGGATACGAGCGACAACTGCGCCTAATGCCATATTCTAAGCCTGCTTCCCGTTTAAATTCTTTTGCAATTCTGCCTTTGCTTCTTCAAGTGCGCGGGCAACATTGGCCTCAATTCGTGCGCGGTCCTTATCCACGACACGCCAAATAAGGCGTGAAGCAGGTTTAAATCTTTCTTCAAGGACATCTTTGAAATTCTGACCAGCCTTAGTGCTTGCGCGTGTTTTCTTACGTCCTGCAACTTCAAAAATTGCACCTGATGAGTAAGCGTTTTTCAACGCTCCAGCACTTGTTGTGTAATCACTGCGAACTCTGCGTTCTGCTCTTGACTTTGTAATTCCAGCCTGAATTTTGCTTGCATCCCAGCCTGGCCACCCCTTACCGCCACGCGTGCCAGTTGGATTGAGTGCATCTGACTTGCGCCAACCACTCATAGGCGGGTCTTGGGGAATCAAGCCTCTAGCCTCTGTCAAAGCGCCAGAGAGTTCATCGTTGATCACCTTGTTAAAACGTGCAACTGCAGCTTTATCAAACTTTGCCAAGGCATCAAGTGTTTCTTTTATACCTGTGAGAACAATAATCTCATCAGCCATTTGATTTAGCTCTTTCCTTCATATAAATCGTGATTGCTTCAAGGATTCCTTCAGGTGCATCTAACAAATCGCTGACGGGTATTCCTGTCTCAACCGCAACGGCTGCAATCGTGTAGGTCAGGCTGTTGCGGTGGATTCGAAAGAACTATCAGCATCCAGTTCTGCGCTTACAAGGGTGTCTAAAAATTCAGGCCCAAAAACTTTAACCACAACGCCGTTAGTCTGCAGGGCTTTCCACCCTAACCAAAAAATGTGTTCTACCTTTTGCTGCTCCCCCAATAGTTTCGGCATACCTGCGCCAAAGTTCTGTTCAAATGCAACAATGATGCGTGGCGTTAATTTATATGAAGCCTCAAAGCCATCCACCATTTTTACTTTAACTGATAACCCGTCCATCTTTTCCCCCTTATATTTATGTGATTGATTTTGTTATGTTGCCTGAGATCGGCCACGAAACCTGAACCGTGGCCAAGGCACCCAATTCACCAGATACCGATTGCCATTCGGTGATAACGGCGTTGAAGCTGTATTTGGGATTGCTTGCACTTACTGCGGCATTGACTGGCCTGATCTGCATGGCAACTGTCGTTCCAACAGTGGTAGTTGCCATTGAAGTACCGTTTATGAGTTCTTCAAGAGCATTGTCTGCATAATCCTGATTGAATTGAAACGTGACAGAATTATCAAAAACGCCCGCCTGACGTGTCCTTGACTGCGAGCCAATTCGAGTTGTGTCAATAATGTCCACGCTTGTTTTCAATTCTATCTGTGTCACAAACTCCGAAATGTCGTTGCTTGCAAATAGCACATAGGCGTTATTGAGAACAAGGCGTGGCATTTATGCAACTGTTTTTGTAATAGCGCCTGTGATGGGCCATGAACAAGAAATCGTGGACAATTCGCCCACGCCAGCTTGAAGATTTTGCCACTCTGAACAAACGGCATTGAACGCGTATGAGGGATTTGTCGCACTGACTGCACCTGATGTTGGCTTGATTACAATAGGAACAGTTGTACCAAGAAGTGATGCGCCAACTGCGTTGACTGTTATTTCAGGACCTGCTGCTGCAAAATCCTGGTTAAATTCAAGTGTCACTGAATTGTCTTTCAATCCAGACTGACGAGTTTTAGCTCCTGCAGTTGACATTCCTGTAGTTTCTACCACGTCCACACTTGTTGTAAGTGTTACGCTGGTCAAAAACTCGCTTAGGTTAATTGCATTTACTGTGACTGAAACATCTGTAAGAACGATGCGTGGCATTATTTTACTTCCTCTGCTGGTTTGATTGCTGCGTTGTTTTTGATGTGTCCACTTGCAACTAGGGCATCAATGTTGAGTCCTAGTTCAAGCAATTCTTTTTCGGTGATTGACCCACCTTTTTCTTTTGGGGTGAATACATCTGATGTGACTGTGTAGTTCATTTGTTCTCCTATCCCCACACTGTGAGGTTGTAGCGGTATGAAAGAAACTCAATATCTCCTGATAAATAGGTGCCTGCTTGAGCTGCAGTCACTCTCAAAGTGCTGCAGGCTCCACCCAGGGTTAAATCAGATTCAATTGCTGCCTTGATTGAGTAATCTCCAGAACCTGCAAGATACTTATCAAGATCGTTCTGGCCTGATCGTTCTGAAAAACGCTGAACCAGAACCACAACGTCAAGGTTTGCCTGGTCTAGTCCACGGGCATTGTTTAAATCAAATGTGAAGTCCAACTGGCCAACGATTGCAGCAGGTGCAACGGCAGGTGTTGGTATTAGCTCGTAAATTCTCATGCCTGGGATTGCTTCAAGGTTTGCCTTCAAGCCCTTGCGTACAAGTGTTGGCTGCATCAAACGGCCAAGCCATTGTTCTTGCGTAGTGGGCGAAGTAGCGCCTCAACGTCAGCATCTAACTTGGCTGCTAGGCGCACTGTTCCCAAATCAGTGTTGCCAGCAATACCAAACGGTGACTGATTACGCAGGAAAAGGCGTGAGGACTGAATCTTTGCTGCAGTCTTTACTTCAAACGGCACTGCGCTCCAACCAAAGATGCCCTTGATTCGAACAGATTGCGGGATAAAGCGAGGCCAGAAATAAGAATCAACTGCCAAAATACGGGTTAATGGCCACCCACGGGAAGGGTTGTTGACTGGTTCAAATACTCTGTCAGTTGTTTCCCAAATGGTTGTGTACGTTTGATTGAATTGATCATCTGTTGCAATCTCTGTAAGGCTTGTGAAATCGTCAACAGGTAAATCCCACCAGTCTGTTGGTGTGTAATAACGAGTTGCTGGCGCACCACCAGTGCCATCTGTGTAAAAGAATCTGCCGCAGTAATCATCAATTTGACGGCTGGCAGTTGCAATGGCCATCTCAATTGCAGAGTTTTCTGCCGCATCTTCAAGATTAAGGGCTGACTTAACATCATTGAGGGTGCAATATCCGTTAGTGATTGCCACGCTTTACTCTCGTTTCTACTTTAGGCAGCATCGCCTTTTCAAGCTGCGGAATGGCAGTTGCTGATTCCTTCTTCAAGGGTTTCTTTTTCAAAATCTTTTTTAGGCGTTCCATAAATCGTGCTGCCGTTCATCTAGCCAATAGGATTTGTAGTGAGGCAAAATTGCCCCTGTGTGCGCATGAATTGGAAAGCCAAGGGAACGAACACGGCGGCAGAAAAGCAAATCCTCGCCAATCCATTCACCGTCAATGGGTCCATCCCAAAACCAAGCCCAATCTTTCCCTTGGTTGGCATCGCACTTATCACGCATGGCTTCAAAAACGCTGCGGTGAACGAGCAAACATCCAGTACCGGCAGCATCAACTTCAAACAATGAATTTTTATTGTAATTGTGCAATGGCAAAAAGCCTTCAGTGGTGTCTTGGTAAATCGTTGGTACAGGTTTTGGGTAAGGATGACCTGTTTCAAAACTGGCAAAATATAGGCCAGCAATTATTGGGCGCTCTGTCTCATGCGCTGATTGAATGAGTTTATCAAATGATTGAACTGGCAATTGCTGATCTGAATCAATCATCAATAGCCAATCAGACTTGGTTTCAAGAAATTGTTTCACAACGCGATTGCGGTATTTAGATAAAAGCCCTGAACCTTGAACTCGAACAAATGGGCCAAGTCTAGATGCCCGTGATTGAACCAGTTGAATCAAGCTAAAAGCAAAACCACCATTGACTTCACCTGGGTCGCATGAGCCAATAGAAACTTTATGTGCGCTTTTCATAATCCCCCGATTATTTTAAGAAGTGTGGTCGGGCTAATCGGGGGGAACTAACCCGACCACACAATTGTTAACTTTCGATTAGAAAGTTGGTGCTACCAAACCAGTGCCTGAGATGATCGAGGCTGCTAGTGGGTAACGGCCTGCTGAGAAGGCTGCATAGCCATACACAACTGCCTTGATTGTTAGGCTGCCTGCTGTTGTTTGGTCAAAGTTCAACGCAAACGGTGCGCCTGGCTGCTCCCATAGGTGCATTTCAGGTGCTGCAACGCAGTAAATCTGATCTTGGTTTGTTGCTGCTCCAAGATTTGTAACAACATTTGCATCAGTAACAATTGGCAGACCCATCAATGAATAACCTGAGTTACCGTATTGAGCTGCTCCTGCTCCTGCTGCGTATGCGTTCATTGGACCTTGTGCATTTGGCACAACGAGTGGACGGTTTGAACCATCAACTGCCGCTAACAAATAAGCAAGACGGCGTGGGTGCATAATCCAGTGTGTAGGTTGCTGGAATGTGTTTGTCTGAACCTGCTGAATTGCATCAGCCAACTTAGGATAAAGAAGTGTGACTGTTGGTGATGTTGATGTGTAAGTGATTGCATTTCCACCAGCATTGGCAAGACCTAATGTTGTTGCTGG